GACGTCTGCTACAAGAGGATGTTTTCGTGCATGCGCTCGAGTAGCCCAACTGTCCCCAGGATGATGTGCGCGACCACGAATCCCTATGGAATCGGCCATGGCTGGGTCAAGGCGAGATTCAGGCTGCCAATTCCACCGCACACGATCATCGGAGATGTCATTGATGACGACGTCGACGAGGAAGGTAACGTGCTGCCTGCGCGTGTAGCGATCCATGCAGACCTGCGAGAGAACTTCATTCTCATGCATGCAGATCCGCAGTACAGGTCAAGGATCGCGGCGGCGGCGAGGAACAAGGAGGAGCTCGCCGCGTGGTTACGTGGGAGCTGGGACATCGTCGCTGGCGGAATGTTCAACGACGTCTGGAGCCCTAAGGTTCACGTCTTGCCGAGGTTCCCATGGGATCGTATTCCGAGGGGCTGGCGTATCGATCGAAGCTACGATCATGGACAGAGTGCGCCGTTCAGCGTCGGCTGGTGGGCCGAGAGCAATGGCGAGCCACTCGAATGGGACGGCGCGAAACTCGGCAGGGTTCGCGGCGATCTGATTCGCATCTTCGAGTGGTACGGCTGGAACGGCAAGCCGAACGAGGGCAAGCGCATGCTCACCAGTGAGATCGCCAAGGGGATACTCGTGAGGCAGAAAGAGGCCGGGCTCATATCGCGAGTCCGCCCAGGGCCTGCTGACACGTCCATCTACGATGAGACCGAGCCCGATAGAAGCATAGCCAAGGCCATGGAAAAGGTAGGCGTGCGATGGGAGCGCGCAGACAAGCGGCCCGGTAGCCGAAAGCACGGATGGGAGAAGATCCGAGAAATGCTCATGGCTGCAATACCGAACGAGGACGGCTACCGAGAAAAGCCAGGGCTCTTCGTGACAGACGCATGTGGTCAATTCATTCGCACTGTCCCTGTGCTGCCAAGGGATGATAGAAATCTGGACGATGTCAACACCAAGGCAGAAGATCATATTGCCGACGAGGTGCGCTACCGAGTGCGCTTCCGTCCCGGGGTTTCGCGAGTGAGTCGCGGCGCCAGCATCCACTAGCGAGGACTCAGACCATGGCCATCAAAGACACACACCCCGAGTACTCAGCGGCCCTTCCGCTCTGGACCCAGATGCTCCACACGTTCAAAGGCCAGGCAGCGGTCAAGGAACAGGGGGCGCAGTATCTCCCTGTGACGGCAGGCATGCTGGCGGACGGGTACCCTCAGCCGGCATCGGTCGGGGGGAAGGCATACGCTGCATATAAGACCCGCGCGGTCTTCCACGAATTCGTGAACGATGCAGCAAGCGGGCTGGTCGGGATCATGCACCGCAAACCACCGACCATCGAGCTGCCAACAGCGCTCGAGGTGATGATGGATAACGCCACGAGTGACGAAGAATCACTGGGCCTGCTCTTGGCGAAGATCAATCTCGCCCAGATCGTGTATGGGCGGCATGGGCTGTTGCTCGATGCCCCGGACGGCGAGACTGGGAAAGGCGCCATTCCATACATCGCCACCTACCAGGCCTCGACGATCACGAACTGGGGCTATTCGCGAATTGGGAGGAAGCTCAAGTTGAACGCTGTCGTGCTCAATGAATCAGGCGCAGAGCAGATGGATGATCTGAGCTGGCAAGAGCGAGCCAGGTACCGATTGCTGAGGATGGTCGATGGCGGGGTCTACGCCACGGCAGAGATCATGGATGACATGACCATCGCAGCAGCTGAGCCCATCGTTCCGCAGATCGCGGGGCAGTCGCTTGATCGGATCCCGTTCGTCTTCGTCAACGTCACAGACCTCATCGGGACACCAGATATCCCGCCGCTGCTCAGCCTGTCGAATATCTCACTGGCGATCTATCGGCTCGAGGCAGACTATCGTCAGAGCCTGTTCATGCAAGGCCAGGATACTGGCGTGCGTATTGGGGCGAACGATGATGATACGGCAGGGGCAACCCCGCTCGGAGCTGGCGCACTCATGGATCTGCCCATCGGCGCAGACTTCAAGTTCGTGGGCGTTTCTGGCCAGGGCCTGAGCGAGATGCGCCAGGCGCTCGAGAATGACAAAAGCGATGCCAGGCAGAAAAGCATGGCCCTTCTCGATGGGCGCTCAAAGGCCAAGGAGAGCGGGGAGGCCCTCGGTATTCGCATGGCAGCGAGGACTGCAACGCTCACGAACATGGCAAAGGCCGGGGCTGCTGGCCTTGAGAACATCCTCCGCATCGCGGCGGAGTGGGTAGGCGCCAATCCTGCTGATGTACTCGTGAAGCCGAATCTTGACTTCGTCGATGATCCGCATGCATTCAAAGATCTAGATGACCTCATGAATGCCAAGCTCAAGGGTCTGCCGATCTCAGAGGAGAGCATCCACGAGTGGCTCCAGCGTCACGACTTCACTGGGGAGACGTACGAAGAGGAGCGGGCCAGGCTGGACGCGGAGGCGATGGAGGCCGGGGGCTCTCTGCCGCTACCTCCGCCTGCTGGTGGCGCCGGGGCAGTATAGTCCATGGTCGTCAATCAGCAGCTATTTGACGCGGCACTGCGGCATCAGGTTGCGCTGCGTCGGCTCGCCACGTCGGAGGTGAGGCAAATCCTCGAGCTCCTCGAGAGGTCGGAGGAGGAGCTGGTGGGCATGTTACAGGCCCGGCTGGCGTCACTCGTCAATAGGCCGCTGGACATTAGAGCGAAGCGGTTTCGAGAGCTAATCAAGGCCGTCAGGCGGCAGCGCGTCGAGGTGCTCACTGAGCTGCGGACTCGACTCAAGACAGACCTATACGATCTGGCCTTGATTGAACGGGACTTCGAGCGCAGAACGCTAACAGGCGCAATCCCGATCGATCTGGAACTGGCGTCGGTGCCATTTCAGCTACTGCGTGCTGCCGTCAACGATACGCCGTTCGCAGGCGGTTCGAACTCAGCCAGGACGCTCGACCAGTGGATCGATACCCTGGCGGCTGCAGATCAACGCAGGCTAATCGAGGCTCTGCAACTCGGATTGGTGCAGGGCGAGACGATCGACAGCATGGTGAGGCGAGTCAGAGGTACCAGGGCGCTGCAATACAGGGACGGGATCCTGCAAACCACCAGACGCAATGCGGAAGCAGTCATACGGACTGGCGTGAACCACGTAAGCAATGCAGCGAGGGAGCTGGTGTGGAGCGCGAATGAAGATCTCATCCTGGCATTGCGGTGGACGGCGACCCTGGACGGCCGGACGTCGCTGATCTGCGCATCGAGAGATGGGCACTTCGCCCCGGTTGGAAGGTCACCGCTTCCGAGTGGAGCACTGAAGCTACAGCCCCCTGGAGCTCGGCCTCCGGCACACCCATCGTGTCGGTCTGTCATGATCGCGATCATGGATCCTGAGGGTTTTGAGAAACTCATGCCAGAGCGCCCATACGTCATCGACTCACGTACCAGAAGGCGGCGAGAGATCGACTTCCGCGCACGCGCCAAGGAGAAGGCAGGGAAGGGCGGCTGGCGTGGGATGACGGAGAGGCAGCGAAGGGCAGCCATCGGCGCAGAGAGGCTCGACTGGTCGGAGCGCGCAATAGGGCGCGTCCCTGGCGATACCTCCTACGAGCAGTGGCTATCGCGTCAGCATGCCAGCTTCCAGGATGACGTGCTGGGGGTTACCAAGGGCAAGCTGTTCCGCGGAGGGAAGATCTCACTGGATCAGTTCATCGACAGAAAGGGCGCAGAACTTAGCCTGAGAGATTTGGCGAGTCTGGATCCCGATGCATTCTTGGCCTCCGGGCTCGACCCGGATGCTTTCATCAACTGACGGAGGAGAAGCGAACGATATGGCAAAGCTCAAGACGACATTTGAATCACAGGGCGATGTGCCCGAGGCTCTGGCGGATTTCTACGTGGAGAAGAACGGGAAATACGTGCTCCAGGTCGAAGGCATCAACAGCATCGAAGCAATTGAGTCGACGCTGAAGAGCGAGCGCGGACAACGATCCGAAGCGGAGAAGCGAGCGAAGGAGGCCGAGGCGAAGATGGCGAAGCTCGGTGATAAGGACGTCGATGATGTCCTGAAGCAGCTCGATGAGATCGAAGAGCTTCGAGCTCGAGCAGAGGGGGGCAAGGACGAGGCTGCCATCGAGAAGCTGGTGCAGCTTCGCATGGCACGTGATCTGAACCCTCTCAAGCGAGAGCGAGATCAGCTGCAATCACAACTCGCAGAGGCAACGGCTAAAGCCGAGGCGCTCGATTCATCGATCAAGACATCGAAGATCGATAGCGCCATCGGCACGAATGCACAGAAAGCCGGAGTCATCGGTGAGGCGGTCGACGATGTGATGAACTATCGCCACCTGTTCGAGGTCGCTCCAGATGGCGCAGTGGTGACTCGAGATGGCGTCGGAGTGACCCCTGGGATAGGGGTGGATTCGTGGATGGCCGACATGAAGGACAAGCGGCCTCATTGGTTCCCGCCGGCAGTAGGTGGAGGTGCGCGCGGCAATAACGGCGCGGCCTCTGGTGGAAATCCTTTTGCGAAGGGCAAGTTCAATCTGGCAGAGGTATCTCGCATCATGAAAGAGTCGCCTGACAAAGCGCAATCATTGGCACAACAGGCAGGTTTCGCCTCACCGATCGAGGCGACGAAGGCGGCTGCAAGAGACACTGGCAAGTAGTCGGCTGAGACCCGGGCCGTCTTTTTTTCTTGACGGCTCGGGGTTTCGCCTGACAGTTTGTTAGCAAGTTGGTTGATTCGATATCATCCAGCGAATGACAAAAAGCAGCGCGCGAAGCGCTGGTAGGTAACGAAACACCCACCAGTTGAACCGCGGAGGCCGCGACGGCACCCCAGGATCGAAAGATACCAAGGAGAGCCGATCATGGCCTTTACGCTGATCTCGAATGTAGTCGTCCCGGAGATCTACTCCGCCTATTCCACGATGCTCACGGCGGTCAAGAATCGCCTCGTTGAGTCTGGCGCCATCGTCCAGGAGCCCCAGCTTGATGCGCTTCTCGCCGGCGGTGGCCTGACGTTCAATCTTCCGTTCTGGGATGACCTCGCGGACAGCGACACCCCGAACAGCTCCACCGATGCGGCCAGCTCGGCGATCACTCCGGTGAACGTCACGACCGGCAACGAGGTCGGAGTGCGGCTCTCTCGTAACCAGGCATGGGGCTCCCCCGACCTCGTGGCTGCCCTCGCAGGTGATGACCCGATGATGGTCATCGCTGGGAAAACCGCCGGATACTGGCGGCGACACATGCAGGACACCGCCCTCGCGACCCTGCTCGGCGTCTTCGCAGATAACACGGCGAACGATTCTGGTGACTACACCTACGACGTCAGCGGGGCGGCCTTCGTCCAGGGCGTGACCGACTTCTC